GGCCAACATATAACGGAGATCTTCATCTGTGCCTGTAAATTGAACCACCGGATTTCCCCCACCTGGTCCGTGCCAATTTAAAACGTTTAATAATATGTTTCTCTTTTCCAAAAGATCCCAGAAATTCTGATCTTCCTTTTGATTGCCTGTGAATGGAATGCAGTCCATCTCGATCGTTTTTGTCATTGTTATATTGTTTCTATAAATGTACGTGATTTTTACGACATGGAAAAATATTTGTTTTCTTAATGTAAGTATCTTATATACTTAGCTGTTGTTTAGCAGAGAGTAACTCTAAGACTAATAAAATAATCATTTGCAGAAGTAAAAGCATATCAAGACATAGTGAGAATAATTCAGACTTATTTAGTCCTTGCATAGAATAGACATCATAAGACCAGGATACCTTTTTCGTTTTAGATACTTTTTTTGATTTTTATTACCTTTTTTGTTTCAAATACCTCTTTTGTTTCAAAACGTGTATATTTATAACTGTTGCCACTGTTCAACTAGTACTGTAAGTATTTCAATCGGCGATAGCGTAGTCCTTAGTAAACGGAGCTGGTCTCATCTGAAACGGATCGATTGAAAGAAGCACGAACGCTACACGTAACACCCAATACCTTTTTTGATTTTGCAGGTTCGACATTCATCCGTAAGACCTGAAGTAATTTTTTTGTTACGATGTTAATAATCAATTCATAATTGTTATCAACGTCCACCAAAGATATGTTGTTATGACTAATAGAAGAGAGACAGCCCTCTTGTGATCATTATCAATTCCATCCGGTATGTGATTTGACATCCACAAGAATGTTGCTATGACTGTTGTACATGTGACAGCCAATGCTGCCGTGATTATAACTAATATTAACCTGTTTGCATTTACCATATTATAAATGTAATGAAAATAGGTTAATAAATACCTTTTTTGTATTGAGTTGTATATGCCTGGTCACTCGAAAGATAGATTTTTCCCCGAAGGCGTTTGTCTCTAAATGGAGATTCTCCCTCTTTTCAGGATTCCTCCTCTTCTTCCATTCTTATTACCAGTCTCTACTAGTTATTTTAAGTTATTCTCTTTAGCTCCTCTAGTTATCTTGTCTTTACCACTCTTTGCTGTTATTTCCACTGATATAGGAGAATCTCCATTTGTCAGATACCTCTCGAACTGCCTTTGGACCAGAAATGTTTCTATCCAATTATCCAACCACTCATCCGTGTCATCTGTCCATATACTATTATATCCCCAGACTTTATTACGTATTGCTTCTTGTCATTCATTAAGTACTTTTTCTGCTCCCCATGCTTCTATTGTTTGCCTGTCTATCATAGTTGTATCTGTTGGAACTTACTTATTACTGTCATTATCTGTTTTCTGAGATATGGTTCTAGTTCTTCATAATCTCCTTTGAACTCATCATAGTCATCTATATATTCTCTGCTGTCATCTTCACTGTGCCATATAGTATCTCCCATCCATTCTATGCATTGATATCCTGCTGTAGGTTCTAGTGTTACCCAGAGTATATATGCTGTGTCATCTCCTAATTGTTTGTATAGGTGGGTATTGATGTTCTCGACTGCTTGTAATAATTCTTGTATTTCTATGATGTTCATATCTACTATCTTTATTTTTGATTCTTGTCGTGGTTTAATTGAATTCAACTGGTTCTAATTGTTTTAGTATCTCTTTCCATAATTCTTTATCTTGATACTCACAGATGATGTTACCTCCTTTACAGTAATATTGTATACTGCTGTTATCTTTTCTATCACTCCATGCCTGGTAACCAAAGACGTCTTTCATCTTTACTTTCAGATGAGTATATCCATCTATGGTTATCGTCAGTGAATAAAAATTAGTGGTTATCTTGACAATCATTGAATATTAGCATTACTTGCCGTGTTTGTATTATACCATAGAGTCTTGGTGCCAAGTAGTGGATGCAGCTTAGACTATCTTGTCTGGTGATGATAGATTTATGATATGATTCTATTATGTCTTCGGTTATTAGTTTCATGAGTCTAGTCTGCTTTCTATTAGGCGCATATTATATCGTCTTTTGCTTTTCTATGTCTAGATTAGTCTCTGTGCGCTTCCTGGATATGATCATATGCTTAGATGCTTCTACTGCTTTAAAAAAGATCTTATGGGCAGCGCTTTGGGACATCTGTTTACTTGACTCAGTACACAACCAGGTAATCCCCATGTCAGCTATATCAGCAATAGTTCCCCAAAGTAAGTAATAGTGCACTTTGAGTTTATTGGATCTTTTACCTCTAGTGCCATATACCCATTTTCTTGTAGTAGTTCCCATGCTATGAATCTCTTTAGGGTATAATACTGATTTCCCCAATGCTAAATGCTTGCCATTGAGCTCTGTTTGTATAATGATCTTTATGTCTGTCTTTATGATATTATTCATGCAATGCGATTTTTAGTTGTTCTTTTATTGGGAATACAGACATTGCTATTGCTCGATTAAACACACCCATCCATTGAAAGAAAACGCCCGCAGCTGGATTTGCTGGATATAGAGATCCGATAATAGGATGGGATTGAAAAGCTTTATATATATCGTGCACGTATCCTTGATTATATTCGAATTTAATTTCTTTCATGTCTTAGAAAAAGTCGAGCTGTGAGTCGAGCTGTGAGTCGAGCTGTGAATTAATTTCTTTCATATCTTGGAATTTTCTAGCTGTGACCAGAGCTGTGAGGCGAGCTGTGAGGCGGGCTGTGAGGCGGGCTGTGAGTCGAGTGGATGCCAAAGCTGTGAGGCGAGCTGTGAGGCGAGCTGTGAGCTGAGCTGCCAGTAGAGCTGTGAGGCGAGCTGTGAGCTGAGCTGCCAGTCGAGCTGTGAATTAATTTCTTTCATAAACCTTGATTTGTTAGAATATAAAAGTACAAAAATAACCTGATCTAGAAAAGAAAGAGTGCAAAGTCTATTAGGAAATTGCACTCTCATTTTTACTTGTCTTCATGATAAATATTGGTTTCTGGCGCCAGATCTTCTTCTTTAAAATGATTTGGGTCGATCTTCAACATCTTACGTCGTGAACTTGAAACTAAAGCTACACAACACACTAGAATTATTACTAACATTGGCATGGGATTTACTTCTTTTTTAGTCTTCTGCTTCGTACGCCTCTTTTATAGAATTGACATAGAAATCTATAGCTTGATCTGCACTAGATGTTGGCGGTTTCTTGCCTATAGTCTGATTCAGACACTCAGTATACCCCAGTGATCTACCATATTCCAATGCGTCCCTTACTTCATCAAGGACATCTTCAAGCATTATTGCTATTTCTTCCATATTATTTGATTTTATTCTTCGTCGTGTAATACAAGTCCAGACGACATATTACCACCCTGTTCTTTTAAATTCGAGTGTCCTTTTTTGATCAACTCCATTATCTTCTTCTTGATCTCCTTTATAGAAGTTCCGTATTGCTTAAGTTGATCTTGCTCATCTGGACTAAGTCCTTTAATGCTTTCTTTAACGTATGACATTGAGTTGTATTTCTAATAAGTATCTGAAGTTTGCGAAGACTTAAGTCTATTTATCTCATAAGCTAGTTTAGGATCTCTAATAACTTGGATTGATGATACTTCTTCGCTCTCTTTTCCTTCTGTAACTATTAGTCCTACAAATTTTTTGGTTTCAGAGTGAATAACACACGTATCTTTGTACCCTAGTTGTACTCTCTTTGGGTGTATCTGAGTATCACATATTTTGCAATAATGTCTTGGTTCTTCCATTAGTCTATAACTGTTTATTTAATGAATGTATACTTTATTTGTGATAGGGTAAAAACTATTTCTTGTGCTCTTCTTTATAATATCTAGTCATTTTATTACTCTTCTTCTTTAATGAGAGAATAATAACAGTAATAAAAAACATTATGAAAACGTAGTAATCAAGTAACATAGGCTTATTTTCTTTCTGAAATCATGAAATTCAATATAGTCTTCTGTAAATCATTGAGCGCTTGCGTATTGTCTTGTATTAGCTTTGACATCCGATCTCTCTCTTCTATAAGCAAATCATTCATCTCTTTCTGCACTCTGTCTATTTTCTCTTCTAGCATATCATTTCTTTCTACTAGCTTTTGATATTGCTGGAATGCTACATATGCTAAGACGACCGTAATTACTCCTAGAATTCCATATTGGAGAACATAATTCTGTGCACCTTCTGGCACCATAGCGTTTGTGACTTGAAGTAAAAGTGCTATCATTTTATGTAGGATTTATTATCAATAAATATCAGATTATTTATCAGATCTATATCGTTCTATCAATCCTTTTGTATAAATTTTCAAACTTCCTAATTTTATATCTACTCCATTAAATGTAAGATAAAAAGTAAATAGGAGAAACGATATTATCCTAACGGTATTTAATTTATTAATGTTTTTCATATTTTGGAATTTTTTAGCTGCCAGTCGAGCTGCAAGTCGAGCTGTGAGAAGAGCTGTGAGAAGAGCTGTGAGTAGAGCTGTGACCAGAGCTGTGAGACGAGCTGTGAGTAGAGCTGTGAGTAGAGCTGTGAGTCGAGCTGTGAGTTAATTTGTTTCATTTTACTTACGATCTTTATACCACGGATTAATACTATTATTCTTCTGGACTCTTGATCCAACCTTATTAAGATATGACCACGTATTGAACTCTATCTCTGACTCTGGATAATATGTTCTAAAACCTGGTTGCGTATTTACGATATTATCTCCTTTTGCAGAGATGCCAAATATAATGTGCTTTATTGTACTCATAACTTTCATTTTTATTATTAAAATCTAAAACGTCATTTCTAATTGTGAAATAAGCTGTAAATCAAGCTGTAAATCAAGCTGTAAATCAAGCTGTAAATCAAGTCTTGAATAGATTTGTGAATGGATTTGTGAGTCGAGCTGTGAGGCGAGTGGACGCCAAAGCTGTGACCTGAGCGTTGACCAGAGAGGTGAGTAGGACTGTAAGACGAATTGACGCTGACGTTGTGAACTAAAACTAATTTCCTTCATAATTTTAATTTGTAAACAATACTTCCAGTTAGATCAATGATACGCGGGTCTACATTGCCTTAATTATTCCGTGAGACAGGCGAGTACGGAAGCTGGTTTAGTATTGTAATATTTTGAAGAGTTACCTATATCTTCATACCCAATGTTGAAGGCTCGAATGGTATTAATTATTATTATGCTAAGACCTCATATCAAACCTATACTCATCGGCTGTCAACCTACTCAGTGAAGCGATTGCCTCTATTGCATCTGTATGGTGAGGTTCTACTCCCTGAAGATACTGAGTACCCGTAGAAGGACAAACCATCTTGACCCATGCAAAAGGTTGATTGTCTATCTCCTCAAATTTGTCTTCTGTCTTTAATAATGTTACTTCCTCGAGATCTCCATTTGAATGGACAATAGTCTGTTTATCAAACTCTTTAGCTCCGAGAAGATTCATTATGCCTTTTTGTCCAAGAATCTCATACCACGCACCCTTGTGGTCAGAGTTGCGTTCTTTAATGAATTCCTCACGTGTAAGTGATTTGGCTTTATTAAAAATCTCTGCTGGAATATGACGACCATTGATATAATAACAATCGTCCCAACTTGTACAAGGGTATGTGCTATCCCAAGTAACTGCTTGATATGCTGGGTTATGCAAGAGATTAGCAGCATTACGCACAATCTTTGTAGGGTATTTGCTTACGATGCAAACTTCCTCGCAGAATATAGTAGAGTAGATATTCGCCTTCCAATTGAGAGACTCAAGCTCATTCAATTCCTTGGCAGCTCCTGTGGTTTCAATCTTAAATTCATCTTGGATAAATTTATACCACGTGTAATAATAGCGAGCATAAATACCTATGGCGAATAGAGAAGATTCTACAAACTTCATCTTGCCTTTATTGTCTTTGATGAATTTAGCTAGATCTTTTTCTGGGATATTTGATATTCCACTAGCAGCGGTCTCTATCATATTCTCATTCTCTACTAAGTAGTGGTACATTATCTTGGCTTCGAGAGGATTCTCTACAACGATAAGGTGCTTTGGACGAGGCTTTTCTGCCATATCATATAGCTTATTAATGATTCCAAGTGCAGCTTCTTTATCGAAGTTTTTGTGGTTCTTGCCATCAAATACACCATCTAAGGCGTGGTCTATATAATCTGGGATCTTTGCTTTGATCTCGTCTGTAAATTGATCTAAAGTAATCATAACTATTTGTTTTTTAGTATGTTATAAAAATAATAAAATTTATTGAGATTTTATAGTTAAAGTTTAAAGTAAGACGAATTTCCCTTGTTTTACTTGATACCAGATAGTGGATATAGATTTTTTAAAATGTATTGCTGCATCTTTTTTACATTTAGTGATTTACTTATTAATCAAGTACGCGTTCCATTAAACGGCTATATGGGTTATACGAATTTTGAATATAGATTTCATAAATACCCGATGGAAGATGCAACGGCTTATGATCCGCTATAGGTAATTCTTTTGTGGACACCCAGTCACTCTCTTTGAAGTAATTCTCGTGGACGTGTTGCATGGTCGCACCATCGCTACCAACAGCTGCGAAGAATGTTCCATCTTCTGCCATAAATAGTTCAACATCTCCTGTCAAGCAGTGTTGATGTCCTGAATGCTCACCATAAGCGACTGGTTGATTCTTAACTTTCTTCAGATTCTTTGGAAGCTCTGATATTTGACGACCTTGAACGTCTCCTTGGTGGAATACTAACTTTTTCATAATTTTAATATTTTATTTGGTATGTTATAAATGTAATGAAATTTTTTGAGATTTTATAGTCTATCTTCTAAGTAATAAATATCTATCGTTTTAATAAAAGACTCACTGGATTCTTAGGCCCAGTGAGTCTTAATAATTAGATCTTTAACTAGATCATTTCAGAGTTGGCTTTACGACCACGAACCATGTCAAAAACTTCATTCATGATCCGAGCATTAAACTCCTTGCCTGCGATTACATCGCTACAATGTGTCAAAGAATACCCAGTGCGATTTGCTACTCGAGTTACATCGCCTTTACGGATACGACGGTTGGCTATGACGGCCTTTTGAATGTACGTACGAGTCTGATAGCTCGTCGGACGATTGCTTGTGTTTCTCATTTTTGAGATTTTATTTAGTTAACAATAGATACAATATAAAAATAAACGATTTTTTTGAAGAATAAAAATTTTTGTTTAGAGTAATCTGAGCTGTGAGTAGAGCGGTGAGTAGAGCGGTAAGTAGAGCTGTGAGCCGAGCTGTGAGTCGAGTGGACGCCAAAGCTGTGAGCTGAGCTGTGAGCTGAGCTGTGAGGCGAGCTGTGAGTAGAGCTGTGAGCGGAGCTGTGAGTCGAGCTGCCAGTCGAGCTGTGAATTAATTTCTTTCATAAACCTTGATTTGTTAGAATATAAAAAAAAACGATTTTTTTGAAGAATAAAAATTTTTGTTTAGAGTAATCTGAGCTGTGAGTGGAGCTGTGAGTAGTGCTGTGAGACGAGCTGTGACCGGAGCTGTGACCGGAGCTGTGACCGGAGCTGTGAGTCGAGTGGATGCCAAAGCTGTGAGGCGAGCTGTGTGGCGAGCTGTGAGTAGAGCTGTGAGCGGAGCTGTGAATTAATTTCTTTCATAAACCTTGATTTGTTAGAATATAAAAGTACAAAACTAATTTGATCTAGAAAAATTTTTGTTTAGAGTAATCTGAGCTGTGAGTAGAGCTGTGAGCCGAGCTGTGAGTAGAGCTGTGACCGGAGCTGTGAGACGAGCTGTGACCGGAGCTGTGACCGGAGCTGTGAGTCGAGCTGTGAGTGGAGCTGTGAGTGGAGCTGTGAGGCGAGTGGACGCCAAAGCTGTGAGTCGAGCTGTGAATTAATTTCTTTCATAAACCTTGATTTGTTAGAATATAAAAGTACAAAACTAATTTGATCTAGAAAAGTTTTTGTTTAAAGTGATGTATTAATTCTCCAATTTAATGGAATCATTACTTTGAACTTTATCCTATCTTCGAGTTTATCATGTAATTTCCACTCGAGTTGATTTCTTATTACAGATCTAATTTTGAAATTATCATCTATTACTCTATTCATAGGAATCCATAATAATGAAGTGAGCTTATTAATAAATGTAGAATTTATCTCTTTCATCGATAGTCTATAAGATCTTCTATATCTGGATGAGTCATATCTTTAGTCTGACTATTGGGAGATTCTTTTAATCTGTCCTCTTTTGCTTTGACATTCTCAGCCATGTCTTTAACCCCAAGATGTTTAAGATGTTCCAAGTAAAAATCATCTATCTTATAGAATGATTCTAGCTCTTTTGGGGCATCAGGGGATTCAGGCGCAATTGCTTGTAAGACCTGACGTTTAGCCTTCGTAAAGTAGTCAAGAGATAGCAAGAATGAACAATTATAACATAGCCACCTAAGATTATCTTCTCTCCAATCAGTTCTGTCATTATTTTTGAAGTTAAGTAATAGTGGCATCTTCATATCTATAGGTCTCTTTTGTGAGAATTCACACTCGGCGCAACAGAATCCAAGTCTACCATCCTTCATTAGTCTTGATGCTAGTTCATCTACTCGTACTGGAGTCGAATATTGACCTTGGATAAGTTGATACCCTAATTCTAAAGCTCGAGGGTTGACTTGATTCCTGGATGCTTTCCTTACTTTGGGTACGCCCTTGCCACCAGTCGCTGTATGGATATCAAATAGAGTTCTACCATTGATTGGATCTACGTACATCTTGGCATATTTCCTCCAAGTCTTATATGTTACTCTCAACCAAGAGGCCGCCTCTTTATTACTACGTGTATTTTTTATTGCACTACGTACTAATTCCTCAGAGAGCTGAAGTCCCTTATATTTATGTTCATCTAGTATTACATGTCCGGGTTTAAATCTTGCTTCCTCGAATGCCTGCTTTCTCGCCTTTAGTTTATCAAACCAACCAGATTCTTTTCTTGCTAAAAATCTCTCATAATTAATCTTTCTCCACTTCTCATATTGAAGTTCAAATAATGTCATTCCAGTCTCATCATCAGTATACATCTGAGCATACTTCTTCCAAGCGTCCCTAGATATTTCCATTATCTCAGCTGCTTCTCTATTAGAATTACTAATAGCCATTGCGTCTAAAACTTGCTGTTTGGTTAACTCAAGTTTATTATTATTAGATTTATTGTCAATTTTAATCCCCTTTTTACCCTCGCCAACCTTATTCGCCTTCTCTACGAGTAGTGCTTTGCGTTGGAGTTCTAGCAATGTAAGTCCTGTCTCTGCATCTAAGTACTTATTAGCCCAAGTCTTAAACCGCATTTCACTTACATTAATGAATCTAGCAGCTCTATTTATGTGATTAGAATGTTGTAGAGCTTTACGTATATCAGACTCGGAGATTACAAATTGTGCCGCATGTGATTTCCATGCTTTCTTGGGATCATCGAATAGACCTGAAGACATAACATTTATTTTATTTTTGCGTTGATCTTTATCATCATATCCCAGAGATCGTAGGGACTTTGCATATTTATTTCATTACCTTGGGAATCTATAAGTGATAATGATTCGCCCTTTTCATCCATTCTTTCCCAAAGATAAAAGCTTATGAGATCATAACATTCTGGTCCATAACTTGTGAGTAGTAAGTAATCAATCACGCTATAGAATCTCTCATCGTACTTAGCCATATCCATATCAAGATCTGTGTACATGATATTGGAACGAACAATGGCCTCTTCTATCATATTGATTATTCGTACAAATGATTCTCGTTTTTTCTCTGGTCCTCTCTGTGATTTTCTCTTAACGAATGACTGTACATTTAGAACTGAATTGACAGCGCCTTGTATATTCTTATATTCTTCCATGCGACCTATTTTTTTGTCAATCTCTTATGTTTATCCTTTATATCATGGATCAATGCCGTAATCTTTCCGCATGTATCATAATCTTCTTCTTCTACATACATTGCTACTACAGCTTCTAATGCATTTGGCCAATCATTCCGATGTAATTCTATAAAACAACCTGAATCATTGATCTCAAATATAGTTGCAAATACGCTATTGGATTTATATGCCTCTTCTATAATTATTGGCGTCTTCTCCTTTAGCAATAATTTAAATGGGATTGATTTTACAACGTCTTCTGTGGTGAGTTGGTGGATATCATCAAATATTGCCCTAATTGGAACTTCTTTCTTTGTTGCCATAACTCTTTCTGAGATTTTATTATTGACCTTTAAGGATGTTTAGTAGGAGTGTAGTGATAGAATTAAGTGGTACGAGGAATCCTATAACATTAGCATACGGTGTCCTGTCATCGAAGTCTATCATTATTCCAGCGTCTCCAAATCTTTTCTGTAATGCCGTAGATATCTTTTGTGTCAGTTCTTGCTTCTTCTTGGGATCCATGTCTTCATTATCAAGTATAAATTGCATCTTGACACCTCTCTTAGTCTCATTAGTATTTAAGTCAAATTGAAGTCCTAATTTCTGACCTGCTACAGTTACTGTGGTTTTTGGTTTTGGTATAGATGGCATTGTCTGTTTTGAATAAATATACGTAATTATCAGATAATCTCATCAATGAATCCAAGCTCCAGCGCTTCATCTGGTGTTATGTACCACTCTTGATTTCTGTCTTTAATAGATTTTAGAGTCTTTTTCGTCACGCTTGTATATTCTAGTATCACATTATCATATAGCTGTTGCATCCTTTCGCCCTCTGCCGCCTCTTGCTTGTGATACCTAAGCTTCTCTTGTCCAGTCTCCCACGATATTTCATGATACATTAAAGTAGATCTTTTACTCATCTTTCTCACATTTCCTACACAGAGTATTGGTAGAGCCATTGATTGAGCTTGACCTTGAACGATAATATGAATAGGGGTTTGTGAAGCTTCTATACAATCTACTAAACCAAAACCACAATAGACGTGTCCACCTTCTGAATTGAGTATAAGTTGTATTGGCTCACGAGAATCTATAGCTAATTTTTCATCTTCTTTATTGATCTCATATATAAGACCTATCACCTCATTCACATTCTCATCTTCTATTTCCCCAAGCGTAATTATTCTACTTAGCGAATCTTGATATTTCTTTTTAGTATGTTTAGGTTCCATGAAAATGTCTTTTAATGAATATACTAAATATAGATGAGACTAAAAAATAAAAGTTCTTAGTCTATATATTTTAGATTAGTTTCTGGATCATGTTTTATATAGGAACCCCATTTATATCTAGAATACTCATGAGCTGAGATTTCTGAATCACGTCTTTGATTCCCAGTGGCTATCTGGGCAAAGTGGTAGAAATGACAGTTATATGTTCTTGTCATCTTAAGTTCTGATAAATTACACTTAAGGAAGAAATCCCAGTCTGCCACTACTCCATTTGTAGGGTAATTCTCATCCCATCCTCCCAATCTTAGATAATCTCTCTTGCTCATCATAAAAGGTAGAGTAGATCCACAATGTTCTTCTACTTCATCTTTTTTTATAGTTAGAGAGTACTCCTTAAACTTATGAAGATCGAAATTATCTATAGTTTTACCAAGATCTTTTATGTGGAACTGATTGAATATGCTAGGATTTGGCTCTATCTGATTTGGAGATAATACAGATCCTTGTTGGTAGGAACTCAACAAGTCTACATCCCAATTCATAGGAAATACATTGTCATCATTTACCACTAAGACTGCATCATATTTAGCATTATAAACTCCGATATTAGTAACTCTGCAAAGTCCTTGGTTTTCTTCCAAGATCACTACGTCTATTTCACCTTTATACTTATCTAACACTGACTTATTTAGATCATAGAATCCGTCTACGATGACTATTATCTGATTCTTATTATACTGTCCTGAAATAGCCGATTTGATGCAAAGATCTAAATATTCAGGTTCTTTGTATGTTGGGATAATTACTGATATTTTATTGCTCATATTTTAGACCAATCTATTGTAGGTGATAATAGCGAATTTGCACAATGAGTAGATAATCCGGGTATTGGAGTTAATATAAATCTATTTTTATGTTCATTTAAATATAAATGTTTATTATGATCTCCTATAATTGTAGTTTGAATTTCATAATCTTCATCAAATATTTTTTTAGGTACGATATATGATCCACAAGTACTTGGTGTAGTTCTCCAATGGTGAGTATTTGTTGTAATTATTTTTGATACTAAATCTTGATATTGTGGTAAAAAATACTTATCATTATGATCATACAAACTAATATAGTTTAGAGCATTAAACGTACTATATAATTCAATTAATTTTTCACTCCAATTATTAATATGCAAATAATCATTTTCTAAAATATAAATTAAATCATTATCATTACATTCATAATCTTTTATAATTTTATATACTGATCTAGTAATTACATCTATGATACCACCACTAAATTCATACGCAGTATACAGATGTTTATATTTCTTAATCCAATTGTCTTCTATCTTTCCATCCATTAAAATATTAAGCTTAATATTTGCTTTATCTTTAATAGAATTAAGTAAATTTAAAAAACATTTTTCATAATCGAACCAACCTGGTCTATTTTTATTATCCGTATGAGTTACGTTATAGTGACTATAAAATATGTGTATATTCATTATTGTGATTTATTATATCCACCTAAATTTAATTTCATTATTAGCAATATTCTTATTTTTATTACATTTTGCTAGTATATTATACTTAATTGGAAATAGTTCTCGGTCTGGAGTTTCTAAAGTATCTATCTCTATAATATCAAAATCTTTTAATAAAACTCTCCATCCATGTTCTGTAAATCTCCAACAATCAGGCGAAGGGCCATGTATTCTCCAATTGAGTGGAGCTGATACTAATAAATAACCGCCATCTTTTAAAAGTCTTCTTAGTTCTTTAATTGCATCAAAAGGATTTGTCGTATGTTCTAATACTTCTAAACATGCTATACAATCATAAGTACTATCAGCTATAGATGAATTACAAGTAGTTAAATCTCCTACGTGCGTAGGATTATATGTATCAACAATATCAAACGTATCTATACTATAGTTTGTAAAATTAAGTTGAATTTCTGAACGATCTTGAGAACCAATCTCTAATAATTTTCCAGTTAAATCTTCTTTTTTTGTAGTTTCTGCTACTCTTTGAATAAACTCAGTAATATGTTTTCTTGTTAATTCAAAAGTCTCATTATCAAATTTTCCAGGTATCGCCATTATATTTTCTATTTTTAGTTAAATTAATTTATGCTTAAATAAAGATCCTCCTAAAATATCTCCATCTTTTTTAGCTGTTGTAATAAAAAGATCTCTTAAATCTTCTCCACCTAAACAACAAGACGTTACTCTAGAACATGGAACTATTATCTCATCTAATACTCGTCCGCTACGTATATCCCATTTTCTAACTCTACCCCCTTCCCACTCAGCTATCCAAATATGACCATCTAAATCTACACACATTCCATCTGGCCACCCAATTCCATCTATTTCTACAATGTATTTTTCAAAAACAATGTTACCTGTTTCTAAATCATACTCATACTGCGCTACTTTTTTTGTAGGAGTATCTATAAAATACATTCTTTTATTATCATGAGAAAATCCAATTCCGTTAGATATTGATAAATCATCTAATAACGTTGTATATTCTCCATTGTAATAAGAAAATAATTTTCCCTTTACGATAGATTTTTCCATAAAGAAATCTTTTTTACTTTTAGTCCCAACTATAAATCTTCCAATTGGATCAAATCTACCGTCATTGTATCGTAAATCTTCACTTGATTCAAACTGTATTAGATATATTCTCTCTCCAGTTGTAGGGTTTATTTTATAGATACCACCCTTCTCAGCTGATATAATACAACCATCTTTGTATAGACCTATGCAGCCAACGCTACCTGAAGTAGTATAAGATTGTACTTCTCCTGAATTATGATTAATTTTATAAATAACCCCCTGTTCTATAGATACACAGTATACTAATTTATTATGCGCATCCCAAACCGGACCTTCTAATAAACTAGATCCAGCGTAAAAAACTAATTCCATAATATTTATAATTCAATTTTATATTGTAATAATAATTTTTGTATATCTTTTTTACCATAATAGCGTACTTGCAATATTTTTTGTTTATCTATACCGCTTTCTACTAGTTTTAATAATACATTATTAGAGTTATTTTCATCAATTAATGTTATTAGTATTACATCATATTTTAGAGATTTAATAATATCATAATTTGTTATTTGTAAATTTAATTTTGAATAATACTGATATTTTTCGTCAACCCATCCCACAATATTATATGTTTTATTATTGTTTATTTTATTATATAGATGCTGACCAAATGTGCCTCCACCGCATAAAATTATGTTACTCCCAATTTTAACTTTATTAAATGGATATAGATAATCGATGTCTTTTGATATAGGTCCTGATGTATTAATTATTAATAGACTTAAAAGATAATATTGAAGTTGTATTAGCATTATGTCTATAAATCCTTTATTATAAAAGATTTCTTTAAAATCTTTATAAATTTGTTCCATTTTAGAAATCTCAACTGTTCTTAAAGTTTTAATCAAAGAATCAGTTCTCTGTCTATAATGATAATATGGCTGATCTAAGATAACTAAAGAAGACGCATCTAATATTGTAGGATATACGCATAGCGCGTCTTCTCCTATGGTTATGTCTTCTCTAACTTTTAATTGATTTTCTATTAATATACTTCTTCTATATAATTTCCCCCACGAATATGAAAATATACCAAATTGAGAAAATATCCCAGTATATATCATTTTTGGATAAATCTCTGATATGAGCTTATTCTTATCATAAAAACCAACTGGGAGAGTATTGAGCACGGTTTCTGCTCTGCCTTCTAAGTTTACTTTATGTGATGATATAATTATATCTGCATCATATTTTAGTGCTGAATGCATATAACATTCTATTAATTTAGATTCAATCCAGTCATCGCCATCAATATATAATACATACTCTCCAGTTGACAAACTAATACCAGCTTTTCTAGAACTAACTAAGCCTCCATTAATCTTATGTATTACTTTAATTCTATTATCATAAGCAGCATACTTATCACATAAATCCCCGCTTATATCTGTAGAACCATCATTAACAAGTATAATTTCAATATTTTTATAAGATTGATTTATAACACTTTGTACACATTTATCTAAAAATATCGCACTGTTATATATAGGAATAATTATGCTTACTAATTTATTCATAAACTATTTTTTTATTGAAATTACATATACCACCCCCCAGTGATTCTAATATTAGATCCTGATACCATTTTGGATTTATCACTTAATAAATAGATTATGGCTGGTACTATATCATCTATTTCATTCATTCTGCCCATAGGTATAATTTCAGAAGCTTTCTTTTTTAATTCCTCTTCAGTTAAACCTTGACTATCTCTCAAAGATAACTCCCCTTCAGTAGGAGTCCACCCCATTGTGATATAGTTGGATCGTATATTGTATTTCCCGTAATTTTTAGCTATATGATTTGCCAATGTTACAACAGCACCTTTTGAACAAGCATAAGAAACTCTGTCTATCTCTCCCGCGCATGAATGAGGAGATCCTGTAAATACTATTGAACCACCCCCATTGTCTTTCATGTACTGTATTGCGTACTTAGAACAAAATATCGCCCCTTTAATATTAACATCAAATATTTCATTGTGAACATCTTCTGTGCAATCCATCAATGATTGAGCTGGTGTGATCCCAGCATAGCTAAAAAATCCATCTATACGACCAAATTTTTCATAAGTAAATTTAAATAAGTACTCGCATTGTGAGACTTTAGTTATATCTGTTGGAATAAAGTATACTTGATCAATATACGTCTTTAATTCATTTATTAGATTATCTGGATTACCAATATCTCCAAATACTACATTATACCCTAGTATAATAAGTTCTTTTACTACTTTCGCTGCTACACCCGATGTACCTCCAGCTATTACAAATGTTTTTTTATTCATAGATAAATCTATCTAAAATTTGATTATTACCATTAATATCTAAAACTACTGTTTTTAATTGAATTTCATTAATTTTATTTTTAAGTTCAATTTCTGAATTACATGATATATATATTCTTGCTGCTACTTGACGTTCAGTTCCTACCATGTCTTCTGTAATTATATCACCTTTATTGAATCTTTGAGATATATAAAATATAGAAGGATCTTCTTTAAATATATCAATCTTATCTATTATTCCACATTTAAGTAATATCCATATTGTAGCATTAAATTTATCAAATGGATTTCGGGTCTGTGTATCTTTAACTCCTAACGCATAGTTAATTAGAAATTCTTTTTGATCAAAACCAGTCACATTATATATGTGTAAATCTGGAGCTTCACCTTGCAACCTAAATCCTGGATCATAATAATAAAATTTATTATTTTTTACAAATGCGGAAACTGTAAATATAGCATTTTGTACATCTAATGTTTTTAATAAATCACACATACGCTGATGATCATTATCTATATATATTGATAGAAACTTAGATAAATATTTAGCGCCTAAACAAACTTTACTTGCATCTTTTTGTATTTTACAAGTATACCTATCTGTCATTGCTAATAAAAATACATCTCCTTCAATGATAGTATAATTTAACATTACATCATCACAATCCATATATTCTTCTAATAAAATATATTCACTATTTGTTGAATTAAATGCTTTAGATATTCCTTTATTTAATTCATCATTATTATACGCTATACACATTCCCTGTCCAGAGTTTTTATCTATAGGTTTTACAAAGACTGGATATGTTATTTCTGAGAATATTTGATTTTTATATAATTTAATTGAGGGGATATTCTGTAAATTATGATCTAATAATATTTCATTAAATCTTCCTTTATTAGTAAGGTAATCACAAGACATCTCATTTGCATAACAAGGAAAATTAAGTCTTTTACATATTTGTTGGTATGATTCAATTAATCTATCTGCTACGCCTACTAATACCCCGTCCACTTTTTCTTCTAAACAAAATTTTACTAAATTATCTACGTCTAGTCCATTTATATTAATACCCATATCTGCAATCTTTTTTGCAGGAGCATTTGGGTCATGATCAGTAACTATCGTATAAATGCCCATAGATTTAGCCTTATTAATAAGTCTTATAGTTTCAGGATTAGCTCCTAAGATTAGTAATTTTTTCATTAATTATTTTTTTGTAAAATATTCATTTAGATATTCATGTAAACATTCTTTCCAATTTCTCATATAATTTTTCCCTAATTCGTTTAAAGATTTATTTATAAGTTTTTCTGAATATGGTCGAGGTGCAAAATATTCTGTCTTAAAATAATCACTATCTACTTTATGAATAGTTAACCCTAAGTTTAAGTATTCATTAATAGCAACCGCTGTTTCATATCTACTTGCTTCACCTTGACTTACCATATTATATAAACCATAAGGTAAATCATCATTGATATGTTTTAAAATAGAATTAGCAAAATCTTTGGTATAAGTAGGAACACCTAATTTATCATCTACAGCAAATAATTCTCTAGCTCCAGATTCTACCTGTTTCATAATTTTATTAATAAATTTTTTATCTTTTTCTGGTCCGCCGCCCATCATCCAACCTGCTCTGAATATCCAATATTTTTCGTAACTCTGATTTAATAATAATTGCTCAGTATAATATTTACTCTTACCATATGCACTTAGGGGATGTGGTTGATCATCTTCTGTATAAAACTCTTTATCATTTCCAAATATTCCTGCAGTACTTATAAACACATATGGAATATTTAAGTCTTTTGATAAATTAAATAAATGTATAGCTGCAATAGTATTTGTCAAATAACAATCGTCCTTCTCTTTTTCGCAATATTCAAGATCAACTAATGCTGCAAAATTCAAAATTATATCAGGTTGATAATCATTTATAATTTTCGTTACACTTGATAAATCTCTTATGTCACAATATTTTACATTCGCAGATATTTCCTTATCGGTGAGATAGAAATCTTTAATATCTACTATATTTTGTAATGTTGTACCTAACATACCATCTGCGCCGGCTACAAATATTTTTTTATATTTTTTCATCATAATAATTCTTTATTATATTTTATATTTTTCTTGTAACCATGTATAACTATTTTCAATAAATTGTTGTAATTGTTGAGTATTATTTTTTAAGCAATTTTCTAAATTATTTTTAACATTAGGTAATGTATCTATAGACTGTTGAATATCATTAAATCCATATGCTATACCAGATTTGAATATTGGAGTTTTAAGAAAATTCTCTTTAGTCGCTAATTCTGGAGGATGCGCGCCACCACCTGTTGGATGAGGAATTACTACAGATATGCATCCACATAATGCAGCTAATATACTTATAAAAGTTTGTGTATTGTAACTAAAAAATATCTCATGTCTATTAAATACTTCTGCTAAATATTTCATTTTATCTGGACCATACTTCCAATAATCATCTATATTTGTATCTTTAGAAGTATGGTGTATTGGACGTCCATCAATATATTCATTACCCTTTATTAAAAAACATCTACCTGATCTAGGCAAATTATGATTTTTAAATAAATTAAAATCGACATCAAATATTGTTAAATAACCATCAATATTCTGATTAGGAAGAACATTAAAATAATTTGCAATTGGATATAATTTATTACTCTTTGGATAATATAGCACTTGCTTATTAACAAGATGACGAATAATATTATCTGCACTACTTATAAAATTAGGTATATCGTCTTTAAATGTATGCTCACCAGCTCCTGCTGGAATTATGACTATGGTATTCTCATTATCATATTCAACTGTACTATTCCATGGTATACACGTTACAGATTCATTTATTGTACTGTTTGCGTAAATATATGTATTCTCTCCCTGTAAAGCAAGATTTTTAGCTAGTATATGACTAACAGCCGAACTTCCAATATGATCCATATATTCTGGAAATTGAGAAAATACTATAAAATTAATATTAAAATTTTTATTTTTCATTACTTTGTGTATATATTGAAAATTTTGACAAATCTGGATACGGTAATTCTAAATCTTGATTGTGTTTAGGTTTACCTTCTCCATCATAAAATTGATTCATTAGTAACAATCCTCTAGCAGCTAATTCAGGCATCATATAAAAATTCCAACCTAGCATATCAAAATGATCATCATGATAAGAACATTCTCTTCTTCCAGAATATCTAGCACGTCTAAACCATAAATGGGCATCATAATCATCTGTTAAAATTGCCCCGCCTTTACTCAACTTAAAATGTTTATAAGGTCCAGTAAAAGATATACATGTGTGAGTATTTGGTTTATACATCTGAAAAGTAAAACATAAAGCAGAATCCCAAATATTAGAACCTTCTAAATTATAAGCACCTTTAATTGTCTTACCTTTAATTTGCTTAAATGCAACTTTTAATCCAGCATGTATAATTTCACATGGAACGGAAGGATAAGTTCTACTTGGGATAGTGATAAAATCCGCTTTAATATTCTTCTTAATATAATGTTCATAGTATAATGATAAAAATAAAGCATTACTTTGATTATCTACTGTTATTACATATGGAGCACCTGTATAATCAGCTAAACGTTTTTCAAATTCATTAGTAATATCGTAAACATTTTTCATATCTCCTCGTATAATTTGTTTTGTTTCTCTTGTCTTTCTATTTGTTTGTGATGTATTAGACACCAATGATCTTCTGCTGGTAAATGAGCATATGTAGATGTTCCTATCAACCTTTCATGCACTTTACCAGTCCACTTTATCTCAGGAATATTTTTCATGATCCTCGATTGATAGTCTGGGAAATTCACTCTGCCATGTTCATCAATTCTCCATCCCCATTTAGCTATGTGATCTTGTGTCAATCCTTCTACTGTATTTATCCTAGGTACAATGAACATTTCAACAGTTGGATTTTGCTCAAGAAGAGAGGCTATATTAGTGATCAAATATTCATGCGGTAGTTCATCAGCGTCTATAAAAACAATGTAATCCTTTTTGCAGAATTTCTTTATATTGTTCTTGAAAGTAGCAAAATCTTTATTCAGTGGAAATTCAATTACTATTACATTCTTAAACTTCTCCAGTACTACTCTGACTTCAGTTGTGGCGCTTATATCTAATTGGACGATTATCTCATCATCTGAACTTATATGTGCCTCCAATTGCGTTAAGAGCTGCATTAACTCGTCGTGTTCGTTATGTGCAGTTATTGCGTAGCTTAATGTTGGTATCATGCTTCTGTGTTTGGAATTTCAAAAAGCCCCAACTCATCACATGCATCAAAAAACCCGTCTTGACCATGATTCTGTAAACTTTTAGGATCACTTTTGTGACTCTGTCCTTTAAATCGATGCATCTTCATCTCCTTCTTTGTAAGTGGCATTGATTTGATACTAGCCCATTGCCAGTCGTCTTTTGACTTTCCATTGACGAATACCACGCCTTTCTCTGGTGTATTGATTACATTTGGATACCACACTCTCTTTTGCTCATCTATATACTTGATATCTTTATATAGTTCTGGCATTGTCTCTTCAAATGATGCAAAATCAAAGTCTCCTTCTATCATCATATCATTTGCAAAGAATCCACAATTAAAACAGTTGTATGCTTTCTTGGTCTCGTTTATGTCTTGGGTGTAACATGACTCTGGAGCTTTGCACTTTGGACATGTCGTTAAGTTATCTATCATATCATTCTGCTTTTTTAAGTTTTGGAAGTTCTATCTTTTTGAGGGTGGGAAGTTTCAAGGCAATTGGTTTAGGGACTGCATCAAGATATGTAATAAGCTTGGATTTCATTGAATCAAAAGAAAAATTAGTCTTTACAAAATGCGACTGTCTTTTTGCATTATCTACATATTTACTGTAGTTCTCAAACATGTCTTTCATCTTATCAGCTGAGTACTTCATATTTGCCGTAAACCACTTAGATCCCTGTATTAGCATATTTTGCGCCTGGGCGGATGGGTGTATGTCTGTGAGTTCTCCTGGTACAAATACAGCATACTCTGGACTGCAGAAGTCCATGTGACCTGACCATGCAGATACCAATGCAGGCTTCTTACTCATGTAGTACTCTGCCAGTGGTCTTCCAAATCCTTCCCCCTTTGTAAGATATAGCATTGCTTTAACCTTAAAATGATTATAGAGATTATTCATATCAACATCATCTAAATCTCCATGAAGCAGATAAATATTTGGAAGATCCTTGGCCTTCACAGTCTTGCGTATTGCGTCTATCTTTTCAAGAATTTCATCTCTGTCCATTATGCTATTAGTCCCCTTGGCAGTCTTGAGTATCAGCGCCGGTTTCTTACTCTGATCTTTGAAAGTCTCTAAAAATGTCTTTATTGTAAGTCCTAAATTCTTTCTGTCCTCTCCTATATCACCCTGCAGCCAATGTCCTACGAAAAGAAAACAGAAGCTCTCTGGAATATCATCAAGTGCTAATACGAGATCAGTCTCTGACATATCTTCATCATTAACATAATAGTATTTGGATAGATCAATTCCTTCAAAGAGCACGTCAATAGGGCGCTCTAATTTAATGGTTCTTGTTACCTGTCCAGTATTTTTGTCTTGTTCATTGAATACTGATTCTTGAAAGACCTTTTTTGCGTGCTCTGAAGATACTAGTGTAATATTCATCCTATTACATCCATCTATCCAACTTGGGTCACATACCGTGGTCTCAATGCCAGCTGTGACTCCGATATTGTACTTACCCACTGGTTGGAACTCATTTGGTACTGTGATTTGACACCAAAAATCAGGTTGTTGAGTAAGTTGCTGGATGATGAGAGGCTTGATCCATGAGTATTTAGGATTATCTATTGAATTCCATGGAGTATTTCCCCACCTTTGTGGAATGATTTTAATGTCCCATTCATCTTTCTTAAGTTCATATAATGCTTTTACAAAATCATAACTCCTATGACCATATCCAGAAC